TTGCCGGCAACCTGCCCCCGGGCCGTCGCCTTGCCCCGCTCCTCGATCCCGTAGGTTTCCCCTTCAAGCGGGCTCCTGACGGCGCTCGCCGGTATCGGTACTTCGGTCGGCATATTTACGGTCATCTCGCTTTCGGGGCCATAACGCTGGCCTATGGTTCCTCCGGGTGGTCTTTCAACCGGGCGCGACGGCCACGGGAGGCCCGTCAACGTCTTGTATGCAGTCATTACTTCGGCCGGGGGCATACCCTCGCGGCCTACGCCCTGAAATCGATCCGGCTGCGCGTAATACGCGCTGAGTGTCCGGGCGGCGGCTTCTCTTTGCAGTTTTTCCCGGTACTCTTTTTCCTCCGGGGCCAAGCGTCCAAATAAGTCTGACAGGTTCATGGTATCTCCCTACTTTAAATCAAGGCCGCCCTTGAGCCCCCAACTTGTCCCGGCCCCGCTGGTCGTCCCGGTCATCATGCCTTGCTTTGAAAGATAGGCAAGGACTTGCGCCAGGATCGGGTTCGTCTCGGCCTGGGTTCTCAAGAACTCCTCAAAGTCCGCTGTCATGCGCGCCTGTTCAAGCGATCTGGGCAATCCTCCCAGCTCCAGCCCCGCCATGGCTTTACGGAGAGGTCCTTCTTCCTCTTCGCGCGCAAGACTCATCGCTATCGGTGCCGCCCTTAACGCGCGCTCGCGGTCTTCGGTTTTCATTTGCGCCAGGGTGTCCAGGAGTCGCTCGGAGACGTCTCCCACTAACCTGAATTGCTCATGCTGATGCGGCCCCGAAAAGTACATACCCGAAAGATTGGCGTTCCTGGCAATGGCGTCCTGGAGGTCCGGCAGGTCTTTTTCCAGGGTCCGGCGTTTTATGCGCTCGTAAAGCTCGTCCGTGGCGGCAGGGTCCAGGGCGCCCTTTACTCCGGTCTTGGCCCAATCGAAGGTCTCAGGAGAGTCGGCGCCTATGTACTGGCCCAGGTTGCTAAGGCCGGCCTTCTCATATCCGGACATCGGCGCTACAAAGGAACCTTCGTACTTGGGCAGGCCGGTCCCGATCTTTGGGGCGAGAAATTTACCAAAAATATCCGCTACCTCTTTCTGTTGCTGTGTCCAAAAGTCTTGCTCGGTCTTGCTTTTGCTGCTTTCTCCTCCGAAAAAGCCTCCAAGGTTAAAAGCCATGATCAGCCTCCTTATCCGTCTGCATTGAAATATACCCACCCGTCGGTCGGCCCGGTATAGACGTATATCCTCCAGGTAGCGCTCTCTTTATACAGTTTCAAGGCCGGCTCTCCGTAATCGGGCGCACCCGAGGGCGCCGCACTCACGATCTCGATATCAGCGGCGTTGATTGCCAGGGCTATTTGCCGGTCCCGCTCATTAAAAACCTTCCTGAGTTGCTCAAAGAAGAACTCAAGCGCCTTGAGCGTGCCCGACAAATCCCTGATGTTCAGTTTGGGCAAATCCGGCCATTTAATGGATTTTTTGATTCTCATTTATTACAAAAGTAATTTCTCTCCGTCCTCTAACAAAAGGTAGTCCCCGTCTTCCAACAAAAGACATTCCTCTCCACTTGGTTCGATAAGCTCGATGTCCCAATCGGGGAGTATCTTTCTACCCACAATCTCACATTCCACTCCGACAATGCGTGCGCTCCAAACAGTATTCGTGCTGGAGAGCTTCCACATAAAACTGTAACCCAAAATGACGCAATCGATTGCGTGATAGAGATATTTTGCCTCTGAGTCCTCGCTATAGAGATTAATCACCTTGGAATTGTTAGCGCTCTCATCGAGAACGACCGGGCTGCTCTCGTCCTGGTTAACAAACGCCTCAAACGTGATCGTGCCCGAGCCCTCCCTTGCAACCTCAACGATTATCTTTGTGACCAGTTTTATCGTCTCATCGTTGTCATCGAGGTTGTCCCAGGGCCAACAATAATGAGAAGGAAGATCGGAACCGTCATCATTCGCACCCGTGACCAGCTTGCGGACATAACCATCCGCACAGCCGAGAAGGATCATGGGCGCATTAGCTAAAAGTTCTCTCGAATCCCAACCATCCGGATCGTTCCAGTCGTCCCAGGTCGATGCCGGGTGCGTGTCCCATGTATAGCTTGCCTCAAGTAGGGCGCTGCCGAGACACGATATGCCAATCGGCTCATTGTCCTTTACCCAAAACGTCTGGTCCTTGGTGTCGAAGATAATCAAGGTCTTATTGGTGGTGTCTCCCGCCCTGGGCACGGCCCACACGATCTTGTTTTCCTCTTTGACCAGCATGCCGCAGGCGTTTTTTTTGTAATCGGGGTGCAGGTTCTTAATAAGATTCTTTATGTTGTCGGAGATGGGCCGGTAGTCAATCCCGTTAAAGGCAAAAATGTTTAGATCGAAACCAAGAAAGATATGCTCTTCTTCAAATAAAACGATACAGGCTTCGTTTAGCGGACCGATGCCGGTCACGTAGTTTTCGTCCACGTCGAAGACCAGGGCTCCGCCGACATAATCCATGAAGGAAATCGATCGCTCCTTGTAAATCACTTGGCGCGTACCCAGGTTTCGCAATGCCACGATCCAATCGCTCGTCTTCCGAAAGTCCTTATAGTTTTCCGCGGGGTGGCTCTCCCCGTTACCCATGGCCGACCACCGGACTCGGCGCGGATACGCCGTGCTGCTCTCCTCGGTAAAACCGAGCATGAGAAAGTTGGCATAGACGTTCAGGTATTTGGCCTTGGGCGGAGTGCCCCCCAGGTCCGCTATGGCCCCGGCGCCGGTCCATTTGCGTATTGCGTCCTTGTAGTTGGTGATAATGAAGATCTCGTCGGAGCTCGCGTCAAAAAATGATGCGGTCGAAAAAGGATTATTCGCTGTGCCGGTAAAATCCGTACCGTCCTGGATGCTGTCGTATGCCTTTGTGCCCGTATTGTACTTGTAGGCTTTGTCCTGGCTGATCCCAATCAGCCACGAATTACCGTCCTCTTTGTAAAACTGCCTCAGACACATGACCGCGCCACCCGCAAGCTGCGTAGTGCTGTGCTTCTGTTTGCCCGGCATACGCCGGATGCGACCGTCTACTGGCCAGACGCCTGAAAGGTTCGGAGAAAAATGCCTTTGTAGAAGCTGCGGAGGCAGGTCCTGTTTTAGTCCACCCAGGGGCGGCATGTATCGTATGAGCGGCATTAATCCTTACCCGTTAATTGTTGTCGGTCGCTCGCTGGCCGGAGAGGTTCGGATAACAAGAACAGTCTCTTGGCCATGCGGTTTATTTCAGCTATCCCCCGGGGATCTCCAACCAGGGCCAGCGCCTGGAAGATCGCCGCATTCTTTGTCTCCCCCATTTCGGCCTGAACCATGGCCAGGCGGTTATTCGAGTTTTCGTGCTCGTCGGCATTCAGGTAGACGCTGCAACACTTTAAGACAATAATGGCGCCGTCCGGATATACCCGATCTTTTTCTATGGCCCAGGCGCACTCGCTCCAGTGTTTCGCGCATGGTTTCTTAAACTGAGGACAGAGGAGGCTTCGCCTGTCTATCTCGATCTTGGGCTTTGGCATTAGTTTCTCTGTTGCCTCGTAAAATTCCGGCCGGGCGGGCGCCAAGTGTTGACAGTTGCATTGCCGCTGGTTGCGCCTGTACCGGAGTTGCCGGTATTTCCAGAACCACCGTTTGCTGTCCAATAATCTTCACCCAGGGCTTCAGATGCTCCAACATCTGTTACAATTGCACGTCCAGCAGTCATGTTTTCATAGGATATAACAATGGGCGAACCACCACTATTGTATGAATCAGCACTCATTGCTGTTCCTTTAAAGTCATACCACTTATGACAATGGCTCGATACGGTATGTGCATGACTCGGCCCAGTGTGTGTGTGGTTTGGTTGTTGCCATGTTCCGCCGGTTTTGTCAGTTCCGCCTTCCTCGCCGCCGGCGGCCTGGCCTTTGGTGATATAGACCCCCATATCGTCTTTGTCGGTCTTGAGAGTATAGCCCGCAACGGCGGTGTCTTTTTCAAAAAGGATGATCTCATTGGAAGGAATATCAACCCCGCCCTGCTCGTTCAGCTTGCCGCCTGCTTTCGTGAGCTGTACGGGCGTTCCTGCCGATTGCGGCCTGGAATAAAGCTCGGGCTGGCCGTCCAGGTTCTTGCAATACAACGCGAGCTCGTCTTCTGCGGTTACGGAATCATCCGCCTGTTCGACCAACATAACCTGTTTGTGATGCCCAACGTCGGTCTTGCCGGTCTCGTCCGAGTAAAAGGCATGATCCTCGGCCAGGCGCTCCCGGATCGCTTCTTTGAACTCACGGATCCGGTTATCGCCGAGATTCGGGTTCTCGGTGCCGGGCGGGGTCGTTTCGTTCCATTCCTGATTAAACGCCATGATCTCTCCTTATCCCATCATCTCCATTTGCAGGTCCTGGTTTGCAAGTTCGATATCGAGATCGTCATCCATCCTGGATGCGAGCCACTTTTCAAATCTCCTTTCCCACCTGTCCGCCTCGTCGTCGCGTTTCAGGCGGCGGTTGCCCTTCATGATCGCGTATGCCTCTATGACTTCCCGGAATTCATCCACAAAGGCGGCATTGTCGCCGGTGGGCGTGGTGTCGCTGCCCAGGGCGGGCAGCCATTTGTAGTATTCGAGCGGGAAGCTGTAATCGCTGTCAGCCTTCGCATAGAGATGACCCTTGCCATGCCAGATCCTGTAGAGAAGCGGGCGGCCCTCGTCTGATGTATCCCTGGCCTCGATGCCATCCTTGATGATCTTTCGCATACGGCAATACCCGGTAGCCGTGTCGGACATCTCCGGGTTCTTTTCCTGCTTGAAATCGGACGGCAGGTCAAACGTGCTGTCTCCCTCAGAGACATCAATCGTGGTCTCGTCCTCCATGAACCGCCAGTTGTACCGGCGCTGGATCTCTTTGTGAGCATCTTTTATGGCATCATTGACGGTCTGGTTGATCGCGCTGCCCACAAACCTTTGCACCCTGGCACGCATGGTGGCCCTAGTTTCGCTCATGGTCTCTCCAGTCGTAGATATAGTCGCCGATATGGCCTATCTTGATGGAAAAGTCGCAGTAGACGTTAAAGCCAGCCTTCTTCGCCTTTCTGAAAAAATAGACGTCCTCGCCCAATAACATCTTGCCACAGATCAGATCTTTTTTTACTTCAGGGTCATCGGCTATGGCCGGCGGGGGGTCCACATATTGATTTTCAAACCAGGGGAATTTTATCTTTTCAAAAACCCTTGTCCTGGTAAGCGTTGCGCCCAGGCCGGACCCGGCAGCTTTTTCAAGCCCGCTTTTGTCCGGATGTCGGTATACGGGTCTCAATACGCCATCCCGGTCCTTTTGTGTGGCGACTGGAAGATGGGGCGGTCCTTTCCTGTAATAGTTCGTGCAGACGATTGATTTCTTATGGGCAAGGAGCCGGAGCAAAAGATTCGGCTCGAAATACGCATCCGCATCAATCCACAGGATATGGGACGCAGCTCGCCAAGATTCCTGCGCCGCCACTACAATCAGATTCCGATTATGGTGAACATAACAGCACTTCGTTTTTTGTCTGACGGTGTCAACCCCATGCTTGGCGCTATACCAGCGCATCTTTTCGACGCAATCCCAGGTTTGCTCCTTGCCGTCCCCGTAAAGGGGAATCCCTATGACTACCGTTAGGCTCACCGGCGCTTTTGTCTCAGCTCCAGGTTGTCCGGAATGATG